GACATAGCTATGTCCTCCTTTAAAATATAAAAGAAATTATTCTACTGTTAGGATCATAGTAAATATTAATCACCTAACTTCACCATTATAATATATCAATATAACTAAGTTTAGAAGACATGTAATCCAGGAAGGTCATCCATACCTACATATTTAACTATAAAGGTTCGATCATTCTTATCTTGAATAAAGAAGAAATTACCTCTAGCCTTATATAGTAAGATATCATGATAATATTCAACGATGTTATAATCTACTATACGATCTTGTACTATAGCTTCAAGAGCAAATAAGTCACCAGGTCGTAATTGAGCACCGTCTTTAACTTCAAATAATACATTGATTACTCTGAAGTTATAATGGAACCAGTACATGAATAGAATATTCTGCAATGCTATCTTAATAGCTTGATCGGTATCATCATATTCTAATCCACGACTATCACAGATAGAAATAAGAGTACCATAAACACGTGAGTCTAACTTAACAAAGGATACAATATTCTTGAGTGGATCATTTAGATATAAGTCTACACTGAAAGCATAGTCTTTGCTTGCAATGTCATACATCATAAGATCATAAGCTCTCTTATATTGTCTCATAGAACTGTCGTTATCAAACTCACCTTTACATACATACTTACCAAACTTCTTCTTAGGGTCTGGATTATCTATATTAATCCGACTAGCAAAGTATGGATAGTTGTTTGCTTCATATGGGCAATAGATATTGATACACAATTCCTTTTCCCCATTCTTTAGAGTACATACCTCGAAAAACATCTTACAATGTATCTCTAATGGTATATACTCATCATTATTGAATTTATCAATCAATAACTTATCTCCTATTACAGGAGTTACCTTATAGAAGTCTTTGTCTTTTCTAGATACTATTCTATATAGTTCAGTAATCTGACCGAATTTATCTTTCTTACAAAGCTTCTGTCCGACATTATACATTTTTATATTCACCTCCTTATTCATAGTTATAATATATGAGCGAATAGTATTATAAGAGTCCTACTTATCTAGTAAGTAGGACTCATTATATTATAATACTTGCATAGCTATCTTAGCATATTTACCAGCATGTTTTAGTGTAGGTGCTGTAATAACAAAAGAGTCATCACAGAACTCACTACGTTGATAATAATTAGAGAAGTTGAATTGTTTATCCGCTTTAAGTACTACTTTGAGATACTTATGGAAATCATTCAATACTCTAGCTCTAATCTTAACTAATTCTTTATCTTTCTTAGTACGATCTTGTTTAGTAAGATCTTCTGTAATCTTAAGATTTAGATAATACATCTTAGCTAGTTCATATTTCATTGCCTCAATATTCTTAGCTCTATCATACTCCATAAGTAATCTATGAGATTCCATATATGTAGCTTGATAGTTCTTATTCTTTAAGAAGTTCTTAACGAATAAGTTACCTTTATTATCGAACTCAAAGCCAATACCTTTTTCTTGTAATAGCTTAGCAGTCATACTTCTATGATATAAAGCATTAGCTCGATTATAAGCTCTATTCATATTAATAGGATTGAATTCCATGTAAGGATTCCAACCGAATTCTAATAAAGCTTGTTTATATTCATCAGATTGAGTTCTAGAATATTCTAAACTTAAGTATCTTACATTAGACATCCAATCTAGAATAGCTTTCTTATCATAAGATTTACCTTCATAGATATTCTTATAATCTTTCAACCATTTATCAGCTTTAGATTTCCACTTATCTGGAATAGAACCAAATGTACAATTACGTTTGAATACCTCAATTTCGTGAGGAATATAGAATGGTGTAGTATTTGGTAAGTTTCTAACTGGCTGTGCATCTTCCATAGCAGATTCTACCATAGGGAAGTAATAGTAATCATCAAATCCCTTATTAGTAAATACACTCTTTAGGAAGTTATACATAGTTTCATTATTGCAACCAAATGCTTCCATTAATCTCATATCGGAGATACGGATTAATGATATATCCATAGATTGTAAGTTATTCCATTGAGCATCTAATTCTTCTTCACTATCACAAGGTAAGATAACAAAGATACCAGAGTTTAAAGACCAAGCTTGAAGATATTCAATCTCACGTTTCTTACCACGGAGTTCAATACCATAATCTCTAGCTCTATCTAAGTCAGATAATTGTAAGCCAGATTCACTTAATGCTAAATCATCATAAGGGATTTCAGAGTTAAGATACTTAGATCTTAATTCTTTAAATCTTTCGCTATTAGATTTACCATAGATCTCAATAGACATATCATCACTATGACGTTTCATATCAGCAGTAAGACTATTATAATCATTCCAGTCATCCATTAATTGCTCTTCTGATTCATACTTATCATCAAGTACTTTATACATCCCAGAGTCATTAACTTCTTTAACTTTCTTATTATTAGTACTTTGAGTATCATCATCTTGAGTTAGAGCATCTTTAGCTTTAACAAAAGCTGGATCCTCAATCTCTAAGATAGTATCATAAGATTTAGATCTTACACCAGATTCTAAGTCGATAGCAAAGTATCCATTATGATCTTCCATGATCATAGTACCTTCAGGGAATTCTTTTAATTTAGACTTTGCAGTATTAACTTCTAGAATATCGCATAAAGGCATAGCTGTATTGTATAACTCTGATTCAATGGAATATATCATATTCATTAGAGTTAACTTATTCTCTCTATCTAAATCAGCTTCAATAAAGTCATCATCATACTCTAATTGGTCTTTAGATAGCATTACTTTACCAGTGATTTCTTCATATAGATTGATGGCATTCTCCCAAGTAACTCTATCCCGTTTATGTCTATAAGACTTATAGAATTTGTCTTGTAAGAATGGCTCTTTATCTACAATCTCAGTTTCTTCATTATCAGATTTAACTCTAAGTTTAGTTGATTTCTTATCATCAACTACACCAAAGCCATCTTTTTCTCCACTGAAAGAATGTCTATGTGGAGTATATTGTACTAGCATATTACCATCCATTGTACCAACAATACCACCTATAGCTCCAACACCCATATGCTCTCTTGCAGCATATTCTTTTAAGTCAGAGATACGTCTAATGATATCATACTCTTGAGGGATTTGTTTACCCGCATATGTCTTATATAATGCAATAGCCATAGATCCAAAATACATTGTAGAGTAATTAACTAAGTTAGGATACTGATCTACTAAATATGCATATAAAGATTTATCTAAGATAAAGATAGTCTTATTTTCTCCTCTAAGGTTATACACAAAGAATCTAAGTATCTTAGCCATTTCTATATATACTTCTTCAATAGTCATATTAAGATTTAGATCTTCTGTATTTGTTTTAGGGAATATATTAACACGATCTACGTCAGGATAAACTCTTGCAAAGTATTCATTAGTCATTCTATCTGTAATATCATCTTCATCAGTGATATCTACCCATGTATTATAGAATAGGTAGTTTATTATCTTATCTAGATTGATATATTTAATATTATCAGGATAGCTATCAGGTAAGACACTCTTAATATACTCAACATTTGATACATCTACTGCAAAGATATATTTACCTTTATCTGTATCCTCTTCAAATTCTTCCATATTACTAAGAACTATACCACCATCATCGTATTCTGCAGATTCATTGATTCTAATAATCTTATTATCAGTATTAGGTTCATTAATCTCTTGATCTTTGAGTAATGCTAATACTTCCATAAGTTGGACAAACTTATTATCTACTAATCTTAGATAGTTATATTCACCAAGCTTAATAAGCTCAGCTTCTTTACTAACTTGCTTAGCACGATATTCATCCATTTGACGATTATTAGGATTATCTCCACCATCCTTAACTTCAATAATCAAATTATAAGGAACGTAGTAAATATCCGTAATCCATTGTCTAGAATTACCATATTGATCAGTATAATCAATAACCGGACCAGGCATAATAATATCTTTAGAGTTACAATTAAGAACTTTATCCATAAACTCTATAGCTTTATGCTCATAAGATCCAGTATAAGTAAACTTAGTACCATCACTATATACATAAGTACCACTAATACTACGATTAGCTAACATCTTAGCCTGATGTGCAGCATCATCTAATAGAGACACTTTACCGTGTACTCTAATCATATTCTTTTTAAACTTAGCTCTCATTTCCTCTTTACATCTAGGATTAGAGCAAAGTCTATGGTATTTACCAGTCTTTTCATTCCAGTCTGTCTTATTACCACATACGATACATTTACCAGAACCTGGGTGAGTTTTATCATATAAGAATTGCTCGGCAGAAATATCACCGATGATATCTTCATGATCTTTTTCTATGTGTCTGATTAACTTGTCTTTGAAATCTTTACGTCGACATAATGGACAAGCTATTCTTCGTTCAGTTGCCATTGTATCCTCCTTAATGAGTATATATCAATTTAATGCTATGTTAAAAATAGCTATTTGTGTATATTTTAAACCCTAGAACTAAGTAGTAATATATTAATATGAAAGGAGAATTTATCGTGGCTGATGATATTACTTTCATAACTGCCAAGACTAAGGAAGTTCCAACCCTATTAAAGGAATATTCTTTATCTACTGACAGTTACAAAACTCCACTTACATATAAAAACTTTAATGCTGTTGGTACTCTAATTATGCGATTAATGCTATTAGAGCCTGGCACAATAACTCATAGTCCAGAAATGGGTCTAGGGTTAATTAGTAAATATAGGTATATGCAGTCTGATAGAGCTATTGAGCTAAGTCAGGCTATTAAAGATCAAATAAAAGACTATCTTGATAATACTATAGCAGTTGAAGTTAATATAGGCTTCTCTAACAATGGGGAGAATATTATGATTATCGATATGACTGTAGATCAATTCCAATTTAGATACTTCTATGATCGAGATAAATTAACTTTAAAGATGTTGATGAATGATGAAATTGTTTAGGAGGAACCATGTCTGAAAATGTAAAACTAGCAGACCTCATGAAAGAGAAATTGAAAGAAGAAAAAGCTTCCAAAGAAGTTACACCAGTAGAAGAAGAAAAAACTGAAACTGCTGTTGTAGAAGAACAACCTAAAACAGAAGCTGAACCTCAACCTACAGCTCCTGTTGCACCTACATTTGATGCAGATTCTTTACAATCTGCAGATCTTAGTGCAATTATCCCTTCTGGCAAAGAAGATAAAACACAAGAAGCTCGTGATGGTTTAATGGAAGAATTAGATAATGGTATTTCCGATGCTATTGAACGTCGTTTCCGTCCAGCTTTAAAAGAAATCCATGAAATGCGTCGTGAATACGAAGACCTTAAAGCTATGGGTGAAGAAAATCCTCAAGTAGCATCTAAATATGATCCTACATTGGATTTGAATCCAGAGCTTTCTGATGATGATCGTGCAGCTATTCGTCGTGATGAAGCTGAACACGTTATGTCTGATGAAGAAATCAAAGCGTCTACTAGCATCAATACTATTCTTCCTGAAGATGATATTGAAGCTGAATTCGAAGCATACGAAGCTGCAGCAGAAAATGCTGTATCTAATGTAACTACAGCTGCTACTACAACTCCTGCTGTAAGTGTAAATACTATTGATGTATCTGATGCTGCAGTACCAGCTGTAGAAGTAGTAGAAGCTACTGATGATGAAGATGAATTGCTTTATGATGATGAACTCTTAGAAGACCTTGGTCTTGATGAAGATAAAGAAGAAGCTGAACGTGCTAAGTTAGAAAAACAACAGCAACGTAATATGGAAGAATTCGCTCGTGTACTTCGTCAGCAATTAGATGAAGTAGGTGAACGTAAACCTGATATTAGTAAATTCCGTGTACGTAAACGCCCTGTAGCATTTACTAAAGTACTTTCCAAACCAGTTGAAAAGAAATACTTCGAATGGGGTTTATTCGCTACTGGTGTATCCATCTCTATGACTCCACTATCTGCAATCGAAATGGATGAAATCAATCCATATGCTGATTCTGCAAATGATATTGGTAAAGCTCGTACGGTATTCAGTACTCTATATAAACACTTAGCGCCTGAATGCCGTAATATGGATATGGAAGCATGGTTGAAGTTATTGAACTACCAAGACTTGAATCATTTATTCTTCGCATTATATAATGCTAACTTCAGTACTTCTAATATCATTCCATTTAGCTGCCCTAAATGTAAACACTTCTATACTGAAAAACGTCCTATCATTGACATGGTTAAATTCGAAACAGAAGCTGATAAAGAAACCTTTAACAAAATCATTGCTAAAGATCCTTCTATGCCTCCAACATTCGAAGAAGAAATCTACGTTGCAAATGGTGACTACGCTTTCGGTGTAGTAATTCCTAAAATTTACAACTCCATGTTTGAGGAACGTCTTTTAAATGAAAGCTTCCGTGAAAAATATGCTGGTATCATTAATATCTCTCACTGTATCTCTACAGTATATGAGATCGATGAAGATAATGAAGAATTGATTCCTATTCAATTCAACACAGCTCCAAATGATATTGTTAAGACTTATAAATATCGTATCCAAGGTATCTATAAAATCTTATCTAAACTATCTGCTTATGAATTTAAAGAACTTCAATCTTTCATCGGCAAATACTTAGAAGATAATAATAAGAATATCAATATTTCTTACCAAGTACCTGCAGCTACTTGTCCTAAATGTGGTGCAGAAATTGAAGCTATTCCTATGAATGCTCAAGAACTTGTTTTTACACGGCATCGGTTGATTCACATGCTCGACTAATGCAATTAGTTGATAATGTTTGTTACGAATATCGAGGTAGATTAAGTATAATAGAAGCATTGAATATGCCTATAGGTGATTTGATGCTTCTTTATAAATTTATTAGAGATCGTAGAGAAGCTGCCGATGCAGCTGCTGAAAAAGAAAAACACAAAAAAGATGAAGAGCAAAAATATAAGTATATGCAAGCCGCTTATAGAGGTCATCCACAAGCTGGATTAGTTCCACCTGATCAAGGTACTAAGACTGAAACTCCAGCTATGACTAGGGAAGATATGGCACGGTTTGAAGATGCTCTTGAAGGAATGCTTTAATTAAAAGGGGATTTATATAAATGGATATCGTCGAATTTTTCTGCAAATTCGGCAATGGAGACTGCGAACAAACGAGAAAATATATAGTAGATTACTTTGGCGAATCTAGTCTACTATACAGTATTTTGAAAGGTCATGACTTGTTACAATCTAAGATTGATCATATCATCTATGAGAACTATATTGACTTTATCATATATACTACAGATGCTAAACTATTCGATTCCTTAGTTGATGAATATAAGAATACCATCACAGTTAATAGTGCTAATGGTATGCATCTGCCTATAGTTGTAGATATTAATAGGGATTTTAATGATCCATGTAAAATTATTGTAACTATGCGATAAAAGAATACTAATCGAGTTAGTGCAATAAATGCACTAACTCGGTTTTTGTTCCACATATAAGTAATTTATAAGGAGGTATATATGGCAATATTAAAAGACCAAATCAGACAAGATAATCTCCAAGTATCTCTTCTTGATGTGGATGATTTTGTCAAGAAGAATAACTTAGTTGAAATAACTAACCCAGTTATCTTTGATACATCTAGTAATCCTACACCAGATGGATTATTATCAAATACAATCTTTGGTATTACCAAAGAATCTAGAGCTAGTACTTTTGCATATATTAGCTTAAAGAAGAAATTCTTACAACCATTAGTATATAGAATCTGGAGTAAAGTAGATTCTAAGATTAAATCTGTTATCCACGGTATCGGAACTTATTCTGTAGATAAGTCTGGTAATATCGTAGAAGATCCTAAAGGGGATAATGGTATTGATTTCTTAAGAAAGAATCTAGATAAGATTAAATTTAGAGAAACTGATTCCATTAAACGTGAACGTTATATCAAGTTCTTGAATGATAATAGAAAGAACTTCTTTACAGATAAGCTTATTGTAATCCCACCATTCTTTAGAGATATTAAAGTAGATGGTGGTAAGATCTCCGTAGGCGATATCAATAAACTCTATATCAATATAATTGTATCCGCATCAGCTATTGGTGATTCTACTGAATACGGTTTCAGTATTGGTAAATCCGTTGAAGGTAGACTCCAAGAAGGTTTAATTGAAGTCTATAAATGGTTCGGTACTGGTACTGATAGCAATCCTAATGGTGGTCTACCTGGTAAGTTTGGTGTAATTAGACGTGCTAACTTATCTAAGACTACTGACTATGCTACTCGTCTAGTATTATCTGCACCTAAATTGGATGTAGAGAATATGGAAGATCTTAGAGCTGACTTCGATTACTCTGTATTACCTATGACATCAGCTGCTGCTAACTTCTTCCCATTTGTTATCTTCCATATGAGAAGATTCTTTGAGAATGAATTCATTGGTGATACTAAATATCCTATCATAGATAAAGACGGTTCTATTATCTATGGTGAAATTGAAGACTATCAAATTCAATTCTCTGATGAAATGCTAAAGAAAGAGTTAGATAGATTCATTCATGGTTACTCTGATAGATTTAGACCAGTTAAAGTCTTATGTCGTGTTAAAGGTAAACAAGAATATCTTGATTTGAAATGGAAAGGCTTCTATAAAGAACCTGATGGTAAAGCATTACAAAAAGAAAGACCTCTAACTTGGTGTGATGTAATCTATATGGCATGTGAAGAAGCAATCAAAGATAGAATGATTCTTATTACACGTTATCCTATCGATACTTTCTATAATGAGTTTGCTACTAAGATTAGACTAGCATCTACTATTGAAACTGAAGAAGCAGTATTTGATGATGTAGTGTATACACATTATCCAAAAATCAGAAAAGAAGATATTGGTAAAGATACATCCAGTTCATTTATCGATACTATGAATATCTGTAATGGGTATCTGGATAGTATCGGTGGTGACTATGATGGTGATATGGTAACCATCAAGGGGGTATATACTGATGAGGCTAATGCAGAGCTTAAAAAGCAATTAGCTAGTAATATCCACTTTATTAACTTAGGTGGCAACCCAGTTATCTCCACATCTAAAGAATCTATCCAAGCAATCTATGCTATGACATTAACTTTACCAGAGACTAAACTTAGTCCAGTGAAATTTTAATAAAAGAATTCCCCTATAGAGTTGAACTCTATAGGGGATATATCTTAGAATTTGATCACGTTAGTATAGTTTACTTTATCTTTTTCAAATTTAGTAATACCGATAGATTCTAATGGGAAGTTTTTCAAGTTATCATTGATAATATCACTATAGTCAACGAACTTCAATACCCATTTAGGAACTTCAGCATCAATTGGAATTGAGATACTAGTAATCTCACCTTTATAATCGTTTTGATTTTCATCTAAGAATTTCTTAATTCTTTCATATAACTCTGGATCAGAATCCATTAAAGGCAATAGAGTTGTATTATTGATTGTAATCTTAACAATGTCTACTGCATTACGGATAGTTAAATCAATAGCCTCTGTGCCTTCATCTCTTAATGCATTATAAACCAATGCACCTTTAATACCTTGGATACGCATTGGATTATCATAGTTTGCATAAGACTTAATTTGAGCTGGTTTATAATATTCTTTTTCACCAGATTCAATGGAGTTTCTAATATCATACTCTACACGAGCTAATGATTGTAATACATCCATTTGGTTTACTTCTTCTACATTAAGAATCTTCTTAAATAGAATATCTTTCAAAGCATTACGAGTCTTCTCTTTCAATGTAGATTTATTGATAGGTAAGCCTTTAACATCAAGCATCTTAGATGGTGGAACCAAGTTACCTTCTTGAAGTTCTTGTTTAGATGCATAGTTTTTCTTACCGCCAGTTAATAAAGCTCTACCAAATAAGAACTCATTCTTCATTGCAATTAGACATTCTTTGAATTCAGACTTAGTATTATAATTCTCTGCAACTAAATCAAAGTGCTCACGTAATAATCTACCTGCAATATAGGATAAAATATTGATGATACTGAAACGTAGTGGTTCTTTATTACTAGAAGTTGCTACATTAATCATCTTAGTCTCAATCTCACCAGTTGAGAAGTTATAAACTCTATCTTCTTCCATTACAGGCTCTACTTCTGGAAGATTCATAAGTTTAATATTAGACTTATCTACTGGACCTAGAACGTCTCTAAGAACGAATGTATACCAACCATTAAAGCATGGCATAGTAGAGTCAGTATCTGTGATGATACTAATATCACGTTTCATTGTAGCAGAACGATCAATCTTATCTACTACAATATATCTCATATAACACCATTCTTTAAGGACCTCAAACATGTGGTCTAAATTATCCTTAATGATTTCTGGTGGTTTGTTAGGATCTACGAATGCTTCATCAAGTTTAGATAAAGTCATTACAATATAATCTTTCATGTATTTATTATCACAGAATTGTAGAGAGTTATTCTTATAGAATAACTTATTCAAAGTCTCTTGAGATAAGTTAATCAATAAACTCCAAATGATATTCATTGCTTTATTGATTGCTTCATCATCAAAGTAATCTCTATCAAATGTATCCATGATCTTATAGAATACATCTTCAACTGCTACATTCTCATCTAATACTAGAGAAGATGGATAAATAGATTTCTCAGAATCTACACGATTGATGAATGTAATTGCTTCATCAATAGAATGGAACTTTACGTTATTTGTAAAGAAGCTTTCAAAGAAAGTAATTGCATGACTAATCAATGCACGACCAGTTCTAGTAATACCAGTTGCAACGTATAAGTTATACAATGCACTACTATAGTTACCAATTACACCATACAATGCATTATTATCACGCTTAGCCAACATTTGAAGCATGTTATATTTATTGAACTTCTCTGAACCCTTCTCATATTTAAACATTTCTTTCTTAAACTTAGAACGGTTATCAGTAAAGGAAGTAATCAATTTATACATAGGAGTTAACTCTTTTGTATATTGTTTGAATAAGCAGCCATTAGCTACCATGATAGGAGTCTTTTCATAAATATAATTACTAATACCAGCCACATCAGTTTCTGCTGTTTCTTCAGTATAGTTATTGTGTAATAGACATTCACGTTTCTTATATGCATTAGATAGAATAATATCTAATGCTGTATCTACTTCACCCTCAGTTAGAGTAGGGAAGTTAATCATTAAATTTTGTTTAGCTTGCTCTCTATATTTAGAAATAGCTATAATTTTGTCAAGTTCTTCATAGTTAGTCATATTCAAATTCCTCCTAACTGGATGTCCTAGGTACTTTTATTTGCTAATATCAGCTTATATGAATAACATTAAGTTAATAAAACGTAATTTTCGTTTTTAAATATATTTAAATAAAATAATCTCCAAGGAGGACGAAAACATGTTTTTCAACGAAAACGATCGACAAGATGTTCTTGGTGAAGATCTTGCCAACCCTAATGCTTTACTTGAAGCTATGATTTATGCTGAGGCTTCCAAATTGCCTCAAGACGAACGTATTGCATTCGCTGAATCCGAAGAAGCTCAATTATTGGTAGAAAAATCCGTATTGAATAAAAAGACTTTGGTTCGCTTAAGCAAAAATGACGACTTGGCTCGCCGTGTAAAAATGGCTGCATTCCAAATCGCTAAACAAAAGAAAGATCCACTCTGGACTAAATTGGTTAAAAACCGTGTTATCGAACGTGCTTTGATCAAAAAGATCGTTCAAAAATACAATAACCAAGCAGTTCGTGTAGCTCGCAAATCTCAAGTTGAGTACATCAAAACTGCAAAAACTTCTAAACATTTACCAACTCCAAAAAAATAATAAAACCATTCGGTATAGGGTCTTAACGATCCTATACCGGTTTTATTTGTTACAGTGAATTTTACATATGAATATATATTATAGTAGTAGAATAATATAGATGTAATTCATTAAGGAGGTTCC